GTGGTGGCGCCCGGAGAGATGGGCAGCGCCGCCACCGTACCGCTGCCGGCGCAGGCCACCGTAGCAGGCGCAGACGGCAACGTAGAGAAGGAAACCATCACGACCATCGTAAACCCCGGCATCCCGGAAGGAATCACAAACGTCAGCAATCCCGCGGCGTTTGAGGGCGGCCGCGCCCGGGAGACGGACGAGGATTACAGAGACCGCTACTACAAATCCGTTGACTACGCAGGCGGCGTCAACGCCGACGCCATCCGGGGCGAGATTCTCCAAAATGTAGAGGGCGTCTATGCCGTCATCGTCTACGAGAACGACACGGACGAGGAAGACAGCGACGGCCTCCCGGCACACAGCATCGAGGCAGTCGTTTACGGCGGCCTCGATGGAGACATTGCAAAGCAGATATTCCGGCGCAAGGCCGCAGGCATTCAGACCCACGGCGGCAAGAGCGTCTCCGTCCTCTCCGACAGCGGAGCGACCTACACCATCAAATTCTCGCGGCCCACGCTCGTTGACGTGTGGGTGAAGATTACAGACCTCGTAACCGATGAAGACAAGTTCCCGACCAACGGAAAGGCCCTCATCAAGGCAGCAATCATCGACTACATCGGCAGCGACGCCAACGGCGGCACCACAATCGGCGAGGACATCTACTACAACCGGCTACCGGCCGTCATTTACACCGTTCCCGGCGTCCTCGACTTCAAACTCAAAATCAGCAGCGACGGCAGCGCCTACAACTACGACAACATTGAGATAAGCAGCCGCCAGAAAGCGGTCACGGCAGAAAGCAAGGTGAGCATCACATGAGCCACGGATACCTCGGAAAGATGCTCGACCTTCTTACGGGCGCATACAACCGCGCAGACGTCCGAAACGCCCACAACAGCCTGCCGCTCGAGACGAACATCGGCCGCCTCTTTGACACCTTCTCGTGGGGCCTTGAGCTCGTGCATGAGCAGGCAGACAAAATCCTGCTGTGGGACGACCTCGACAACGCGCAGGGCAGCGTGCTCGACCGATACGGCGAGAACTTCGGTGTAGCGCGGGATGGAGCCTCGGACAAGTTCTACCGGCTCCTCATCAAGGTCAAGATGATAAGCCTGCTTTCCGGCGGCGACATCGAGACCGTCATCAGCGCGGCCGCAACCCTTTTCGACATCCAGCCCGGACAGGTTGATCTCGACGAGGTGTTCCCGGCCAAAGTCTGGATATACGTTGACGAGGACATCCTAACGGCCGCACAGATTGACACGGCAGACCTCATCGCCGCAGTTATGAAGCGTATAGTCGCAGCAGGCGTCGGCATGAGACTTTTCCTGCGCAGCCGCAAGAGCTACACGCAGACCGTCTACATCAACACCGGCTTTGCGACGTCTTCCTGCATCACGGCCCGGCCGCCGAACGTCAACCGCAGAGCAACGGCAACGCTCTACACGGGCACCGCAGCCGTCTACCTGACGGCCGTAACCATAAAACCAGCCAACTAAAGGAGGAAGCACAATGCCAGAAATCAGCTTCAACGACGGCAGCTATTTGACCGAGAAGGGCAACGCCCTCATCGGCAAGCTGCTCGCATCCGAGGGCACCCTCAAATTTACCAAAGTCACAGCAGGCGACGGCAGCATCCCGAGCGGCAAGAGCCCGGAGGGCATGACGGAGCTGGGGAACTACGTCACAGACGGCCTAATCGCCTCCGTAAGCAGCAGCGCCACCGGCGAGGCGTCCGTCGTCGTTCAAATCAGCAGCATCGACCTCGCGCAGGGCTTCTCTTGCACGGAGCTCGGCCTCTGGGCAGAAGACCCGGACGAGGGCGACATCCTTTACGCCTACCTCTACTTGCAGCAGCACCCCGAGTGGATAAGAGCCGACGCGGACGCCGTAAACAAACTCGCAACCTTCACCATCGTCACCATCGTCAAGAACGTTGCGCTCGTTACGGCTGTCATCAACCCCGAGGCATTCGCGACGATGGACGACCTCGCCAAGTACGCCCTCATCGGCCACAGCCACACCATCAGCGACATCATCGGCCTGCAAGACATTCTCGACAAGCACGGCGCAGACATCGACCTTCTTAACGACCTTGTTTCTGGCGATATGCCCGGCGGCGTCACATTCAGCGCCGATTTCGCCGGTCTTACCAACATCACCATCATCGACGGCGTATGGAACAAGAACACGAAACTCGTCGAGGCGTGACGGCCGTCGCGCTTTGCAGCGACGAGGGCGCGTCCTGCCTTATTCCGCACATCATAGCGGAACTGCGGGAGCCCTGCCCCTGTTGCAGGCCCGGCCTCACGTTGACCGGCCAGACCCGAGACGGCAGACCCGTTACCATCGCCGTCAAGAAGGGCGTACTCGAAGTTGAGGGCATCAGCCAAGAGGAGCTCGACGAACTCGTGAACAGGAGGTGCTTGATACGGTCAACCGAACAGGCGAACTCACCGCCGTAACCAAAGCCAAAGACCTGCTGAACCACACCCTCTGGGCCAGCAACAAAGTGTTTCCGAAATCCGTCCGTTTCACACTTTCGCAGCGGATGGAAACGGCAGCACTCGACATTCTCCAAGACCTTATAGAGGCCAACGAGATATACCCGCGCAGCCCGGAGGAAGCGGCCAAGCGGGCCGGATTGCAGCAGGAGGCCCTCACAAAATGCAAGGTACTTCTGAACCTCCTCGACATCGCCCTCGAACGGGGCTACATCGACATACGAAGGTGCGAGGACTGGACGAAGAAGATACTCGACGTTAAAAACCTCACCGCATCATGGAAAAAGAAGGATGCAACGCGGTTTAGCCCCAAGGGATAGCCTCGTTTCATTGGGGTATTCATTGCACGTGCATCGCCAGCCTTTGTGAGCTTTGTTCGCTCCCCGAACTCGTCGAACTCGAACAACGTGCGCAACGTGAACACGGACGGGAGCAGCAACAACAACAACGCGTACAACGGCAACAACGGCGTGCGCCCGGCTCTGGTGGAACACCGCGACCAAGTAGACCGCCGTTCCGGCGGCCGAAAGCAGAGGCCCACCCACCAAAGGAATGAATATCCCGTCCAAAGGCGCAACGCCGAGGACAAACACATGACACCGACGCCCCGGAGCCCAACCATACCCAGAGGGCCCCGGGGCTATCGCGGTGTTTGGAGGGAGGTTTACGTGGAGCAAGACCGCAAGCAGAATTTCGATGAGGTTTGCGACTTCGGGAACCTTTACAAAGCCTACCGGGCCTCGCGCCGGGGAAAGCGATGGAAGAACACCGTCGCCAAGATAGAGCTGAACGCACTCGAGGCCGTCGCCTATCTGCAAAACGAATTGAGCGAGGGCACCTACAAGCCCGGCGATTACCGGGAATTTTACGTATTCGAGCCAAAGAAACGCCTCATCCAGACCAACAGTTTCAAGGACAAAATCGTGCAGCACGCCTTTTGCGATAACGTCCTTTACGACGCCCTCTCGCGGCCGTTCATTCTCGACAATTACGGCAGCCAGATAGGAAAAGGAACCCATTTCGGCCTCGACCGCCTTTCCGGCTTCATGCGGGAGTATTACCGGCGACACGGCTCCGCATACGGATGGGTACTCAAGGCCGACGTGCGGCACTACTTTTCCAGCATCCGGCACGACGTTCTAAAGCAGGATGTCCGCGAGCTGCTTCATGACGAGCGCAGCCTCGCCCTGTCGGACGCCATCATAGACAGCACGCCCGGAGACGTCGGCATCCCAATCGGGAACCAGAGCAGCCAAATATACGCGCTGCTTTACCTCAACAAGCTCGACCACCTCGTGAAAGAGAAACTCCGCATCCGCTACTACGGCCGCTACATGGACGACTTTTTCCTCATCCACGAGGACAAAGACACCCTACGCGCAGCATGGAAGGAAATCGAGGAGCACCTCGCCGCCAGAGGGCTTGAGCTGAACCAGAAAACGCAGATATTCCCGCTTCGGAACGGGCTTGATTTCCTCGGCTTCCACAGCTACCTCACGGACACCGGCAAGGTAGTGAGAAAGCTGCGCAAGGCCAGCCGGGAGCGCATGAAGCGGAAACTCCG